CGATTTTCTCGCATGCGCATAGGGCCGAGCGGTGCGAAACTCTCCACGCGCGCGTCGTGCAGCCCAATAGGCCCGCAGTTTGGCTTTCGTCGCTTCGCTTTTCGGTTGCCCAAGCTTGGCGACTGAAATGCGAGCGCAATGTTCCGCACTTCGTTTGCGCCCTTTGTGATAAAGCGAGGCCGCTATGCGCGTGTGCGGATGACAGGGTCGTCCGCGATGCTTCGCGGCGCTCTGCTCAACGGACGCGGCTGACGGACGAAACCCCATCCGCCCTTCACCGCCCAATGTCAGGTTGTAACCATTAGGGGCTAACGTGCCGTGCTGCTGAATCAAGATCCGCTCAACGTCTTGGGCCTGTTGCTGCGTCTGCATCGTGCAGAGTTCCTCCACAGAGAAGGCCGCGGCCCCATATTTCCGAATCGCCGCCCCGAGGGCCGAGGCATAGGACCGCTGACGCCGGGCGTAATAGACATGATCCTTCCAGCGTCGGAGCACATCGCCAGACGTGATGCCGATGTAGTGCTTAGCTGATCGGAGGCAGACGACACGGTAGACGCGAAACATCACGGTTGCCCCATCGCGGCCCGAATGACGCGCCGCAGTTCGTCGCGGAGCGCCTGGTTCTGCTGCTCGAGCTGCGCGATCCGGATCTGCGCGGCATGCAGCAGGTCCAACGCCGCGTGCGTCAGGTCGAGGTCACTAGTCGGCATCGCGCTCGCCTACGAAGATGGCTGGCGGCGTGGGAATCGTCGCATCGAGCGGGCGCCAGAGATGCAGCGTATGCGGATGCTGGTTCACATATTCGCTGCGCTTCGGATGCAGCTGCATCACCACGTCTTCGGCATCCCAGCAGAGGTCTTTGACAAAGCACATTTCTTTCCACGAGGGCGTGCGGTCCTTCGAGACGAATTCGCGCGTGCCATCCTTGAACGCATGCACGGAGACATGCTCCCAGCGGTCGAATCCCACCGCGTCAGGCTCGCTGCTGTCCGAGCAGATGAGCATCAGGCGCCAGCCCGGTTCCGGCGAGGCTAATAGGAACATGCCGTTGTTGCCGGCGTCAGAGTCGGAGCCGAACAGGGGATGCGTGCGATTGCGGGCCGCTTCGGGCACATGGAATGGCATAGTCGGCCGATTGTAACACCGAATAGGAACGGCCCATCTTGAGACTCAGTCTCAGTATTAATGAGAACCCGTCTCATTATGGCGAGGGGCTTGCGGAACGTTCCTGATGTGTGCAACACTACGCGCATGACGCTTCAGGAACACGCGGACGTGCTGATTTTCAACGCGATGAAAGCCTTTCACGGCGCGCACCCGATGCGGATCGTGTGCTCCTATTGTTTGACGGTGATTCAGGGTGGACCGCCCGCGCCCGTGAGTCATGGCATTTGCGCCAGCTGCCAGCAGCGGCTTCATGCCGAAATGGATGCGAAGGAGACGAAATGAGCCGCTATGACTATCCCGATCCCGGTCAGGATCCTGAATACTGCAATGCGTTGAGCGACGAGCCTGACGCCGACGATGCGCCCGACGATGACCCGCTGGCCGCGAGCTTCGACCGCCTGTCAGACGGCATCGATGCGATCATCGCGGAGCGGCACGCCCTGGTCGCGCAGCAGCGGCGCATCGCCCGCATTCTGCGCGAGTTCCGCGACGCGCCGCTGTCGATTAGCTCAGTGCAGCCCTTGTTGCAACTCGCCGACGAACTCAACCAGTGTCGCGGAGATAAATAATGTTCTGCGCCTGTGGCTGCGGACAGCGCACACGACTCGCGCCGCAATCAAATTCGAAGACCGGATGGGTAAAAGGACAACCCATCCGCTTCATTGTCCATCACCAGCATCGCAACAAAACCACGAAAACATATCGTCGTGGCGGCGTTGGTGATCGAAAAAAGAATCGATACCTGCATCGACTACGCGCCGAACGTGCGCTTGGGAAACCGTTACCACCTAGAGTTGTCGTGCATCATGCCGACGGGTCCATGCGTGATGATGCGCCCCTCGTGATTTGCCAAGACGAAAATTATCATCGGCTCTTACATGTGCGGATGCGGATTGTTCGGGCTGGCGGTAATCCGAATACAGATGTGATGTGTTCACGTTGCCGCCTGGCACTTCCGCGTGCCGCGTTCACGATTCGCAAAACGGGCCAACTGGCTGGTCATCCACAAGGGTATTGCCGCTCATGCACGGCTGTTATGGATCGAGAGCGTCATTCACGGACACGGCCAGTCGAGGACACGCCGTGAGATGGCTGCTGGCGGGGCTCGGCGCTCTGCTCGCGCTCGGCGCTGGCTGGTGGCTCTGGCGCCGCTGGCGCCCGCGGCGGTCGAATCTGCCGGGGCCGGTGAGCACGCAATGGATGACGGACCATATCTACCGCGACGGGAAACAAGACCATGAGTAAGCACACGCCGGGACCGTGGGGAACGATGAATCATTTCCTAATCGCTACGGTGGCAGATCCAACCGTCATCGCCTCGGTGCGGAATTTCACTCAGGCCTACGATTACCAAGCGGCAGCCAACGCCCGTCTCATCGCCGCGGCGCCGGAACTGCTCGACGCGCTGATAGCCGCGTTAGATGTCCTGCCCGACTGCGACAACGGTGAGGCCGATGCCGTGATCGTGCAGGTGCGTGCCGCCATTGCGAAAGCGGAGGGTCGATGACGCGTGAACAACTGCGCCGGGCGGCCGCGCGCCAGCTCGCCGACAGCGGCTTGAGCCTGCGCGGCTATGCGCGGCAGGTCGGCTGTCAGGCCTCGCATCTGTCGGTGTTCCTGAAGCATGGCGGCAAGCCGGTGCCGAAGGTAGTCGAGGCGCTCGGCTATCGCATCAAGGGCGATACCTACGAGCGGACGGAAAGATGACAAAGCCATGCGGTCATGGTTGGCATTTCGGAGGCCCATGTATGGATGCAGATAAGGTTCTGTCTCGTGACGAATTTCGTGTGTATGCGGCGGCCCTTCGACTGAACGCCCAAGGCTTTGTTCGATCCTACGCTCGACGCTGCTGCCCTCTTGTTGATGTCGCGGATGTCAATGCTATCGTGGCCGCGCTTGGCGAAATCAGCATAGACGAAGCGTGCGATGCGCTCGACCGATGGGAGCCCCGGTAAATGGAAGACACGCTCTGTCCTGAATGCGGCGGCCCAATGGTCAGCCGTGCGAACAAGACGACGGGTCAGCGATTTTGGGGCTGCAAGGATTATCCGAAGTGCCGCGGCACGCGTGACACTGACGGCAATTCCACCGCAGAACGTCGTGGCGAGATGGCGCCGAGTGACCGTTTGCGTGAGCATGACCGCAATCGGTGGCGCAACAGGTAAGCGGCGGGCGCGTGTCATCCGGCATGAGGTGTGACCGGGTGCGCTGTAATCCTGCGGCGTGAGAATCGCGCGTCCGCCGCATCTAGACAGACCGCTTGCGTGTGTTCCTGATTTCTGTTACAGTGCCTTCTATGATCCCAACACGCGGCAGAACGAAAACAAGAACAATTTACGGCGAGAAATACGTTTCCCGCGCAAAGCATGTGACGGCGGATGAAGCCCGCGCCATCTTGGACACGGCGAGCGTGATCTATGCCGTTGAGCAGGCCGAAATTGAGATCCCCTCATTCGAGAACCAACGGCGCTTGGTGTGCGTGCTGCGGTTTGAGAAGATTCTTCCCAAAGAGGCAGTGAAGTAATGGCGATCAACATCCTCCTGATTGACCTGTCGAGCATCACCCATCTGATGTTCCACACCAGCGGCAATGACCCCGACCCCGACGCCACCAGCACCAAAACCGTCGAGCGCGTGCGCGCCCTCGCCAGCGGCCAGCCGCACTGCGCCATCTGCCTCGACAGCCCGCCCTACTTCCGGCGCGACGTGGACCCGACCTACAAAGCGCAGCGCGACAAGGACAACAACGCGGTCATCGGGCACCAACTGGCGCTTGCGGCCGACCGCCTACGCGCCGATGGCTTCCCGATCTGGGGCGTGAAGGGCTACGAGGCCGACGATATCATCGCGTCCGCGACCACGATGTTTCACGGGGCCGAGATGCCGGGCACCTTCCTCATCGCCACGGCCGACAAAGACCTCGCGCAGCTCGTCTCGCACACGGTCAGTCTGAAGAGCCTGCGGGACGGCGCGCTCGTCGGCCCTGACGAGGTGAAGGCGAAGTTCGGCGTCTGGCCGCACCAGATGCGCGACTACCTCGCGCTGGTGGGCGACGCCAGCGACAACATCCGCGGCGCCAAGGGCATCGGCCCGAAACGCGCCGCCGAGATTCTCGACCTCTACGGCAACCTGGACGATGCACTCGTATCGGCGATGGCCGGCAACGGCTTCACGCCCGCGATCGCCAAGGCACTGCAGGAGTTGCAGCCCCGGCTGGCAACTGTGCGCGAGTTGATTGCCCTGCGGACCGACGTTCCGCTGCCGTTTGACGAGGTGCTCAAGGAGCGCCAGCCGACCGACTTTGCCACCCGCGATCATGCCGGCATCGCCGCCGACATTGAGGAGACCATGACTGAACTGACCATCGAAGCGCCCCAGGTGCCGCTACCGCTCGACGTCGTGCCCCAGATGGCCCCGCCAGCGGCTCAGTATGCCCCCAGAACGACGCCAGTGGTGCCGGTAGCCGCAGAGCCTGACGTGGCCACCTTCGCACCCAACGCCGCCCAGCAGGCCGCCAACGAGGCCATCCGGCAGCGCATCGCCGCCGAGGTGCAGCAGGGACGACCCGGCACGGTCACCTCGCAGGCGACGACCATCACCTTGCCGCCTCCGGCGCGCGTCCTTGAGCCTGAGGTGCTGCCCCCGCCGTCAGACGAATTTGCGATGCAACTTGAGCCGCGCAGCTACGGACAAGCCAAAGCGATGGCGAGTGACCTTGCCGCCTCACGACTGTTCAGCGCATGGGGCTCACCGGCCGCCGTGCTCGCTGTGGTTCTCTCGGGACGCGAATTCGGCATGCAGGCGATGCAAAGCCTACGAGCGTTCGACAACATCGACGGACGTCCGACCATGAAGGCTGACCTGATTCGAGCTCTGGTGCTCAAGAGCGGACTCGCGCTCTATTTTCGCTGCACCGAACGCACGGCCGAGAAAGCGACGTTCGAAACGCATCGAAAGGGCGATCCGACGCCCATTGCGCTTACCTATACCGTGCAGGAAGGGCGCACGGCATGGGCGAAGGGCGATAAGGCGTGGGATGCGAGCGGCTGGGGTCGCAATTGCGCGGACATGTTAGTGGCACGGGCCGGGGCCAAGCTCGCGCGGTTGGTTTACCCCGATGTCACCCATGGGCTGATTTCAGGCGAGGAGATGGAGTGAGAGATGCGCAGACGTGATTGTCCTGAATATCGTGTATGGCGCGCGATGAAAACGCGATGTTACAACACGAGCAACCATAAGTTTCCTGCTTACGGCGGACGAGGCATTGTCGTGTGTGATGCATGGAAACATGACTACACCGCGTTTCTCGCGTATATCGGCCCACGTCCATCTCTCGCCTATTCGATCGACCGATGGCCGGATAACGACGGCAACTATGAACCCGGGAATGTGCGGTGGGCCACCGCTAAAGAACAATGCACGAACAGACGGCGACGAAGCGATCACGGCGAGCGTAATTGCAACGCCAAACTTACGAATGAACAAGTCGCTGATATCAGACGCCGCTATACCGGCAAACGTGGTGAACAAAAAACTCTACGCCTAGAGTTCGGCCTATCACCAGCCACCATCAGCAAAATTGTGCTCGGTCATTCATGGGATCGAGTGTATGCCCCAAAGGACGTCAGATGACCGAGAAAGCCTCCGCGCAAGACGTCATCGACACCCTGAAGTCCATCGACGCGAGCCTGAAGCTGCTGGTCGCGCACTTCGGCTGCGTGCCCCAGACGGCCCCGGCGGCGACGGGCCGCACCATCCCGCGCGTGGCGTCAGACTCTGACCTCGACGGGAAGTATGGCGATCCCGTGGTCCGTGCGAAGAGCCCGCGCGACTGGTCAGGGGAGGACCAACTCGGCAAGCCGTTCAGTCAGTGCCCGCCGGCCTATCTCGAGCTCGTGGCCGACCGGCTCGACTATTTCAACACGCTGGAACCGGACGCGAAGAAGCAGACGTATCAGGCGCTCGACGCGAGCCGCGCCCGCGGCTGGGCGGCACGGATGCGCGCGGGCTGGACGCCGCCGGTCGATACGGCAGGCTTCCCGAGCGATGCGCCGGTGGTCGATGATGCGGACGTGGCGTTCTGACCATGACGGCCTTCCTGACGTTGCGCGGCAGCGAGGTGCAGTTCGCCGAAGAGGCGCTGGTGCTGGCGCTGGCGTTGGAGGACTGCGGGCATGCGCTCAGCGCCAAGGATGGCGCCCTGGTCGTGAGCCATGGCGCGACGTTGACACCCGCTGACCGCGCCGCCATTCAGCAGTGGAAAGCGCAGCTGCTGGAACTCGTCTCTTACATCACCGAAGGAGCAGACCGATGAAAATGCCGAATCTCCGCGCCGTGCTCGACTCGCTCGTTGTTGAACGCGATCGCCTGAATGCCGCGATTGCGGCGTTGCAGCCGATGCTGCCTGCTGAAGATGCCCCGGTCGTTACGAAGCGGAAGCGCAGCGCCGCAGCCATCCGCAAACAGGTGGCAACGCGCGCGGCGAACAAACTGAAGAAGGCGAACGGCGCCGATGGGCAGCCGACATCGGCCCAGCCATGACGCTGGCCGAGATTGTCGTGCGCCTGGAGCAGATGACCGCGCACGGCGCCGAGTATCAAGAGTGCCCATCCTGCGGCGTCGAACTGCGACTCGACCAGCCCGCGCTCGTGGATGCGGTGAACGCGCTGCGCCTCGACATCGAGATTGCCATCTTCCGCCAGGAGCACCCGTGACGCCCTACTATGAGCAGAGCGGCGTGACGATTTTTAACGCGGATTGCCGAGACGTAATCGAAGACTTCGCACCACACTACGGCGACAAACTGTTCGATCTGCTGTTGACTGATCCGCCGTATGGGATCGGGGTTGCGAAGTCGGGTCGGGTCGGGTCGGGCCGTCGCACGAAATCGAACGGCTACGCGGTGCTTGACGCGACCGATTTCGGAGAGGTGACATGGGATGGTGACACCTGCGCGGACGTGCTCCCGAGACTCAGGGCGCTCACGAAATATCAGATCGTCTTCGGTGGGAACTACTACGACCTACCGCCGAGCCGCTGCTGGCTGGTGTGGGACAAAGCGAACGAAGGCACGGACTACGCAGACTGCGAACTCGCATGGACGAATCTCGATAGCGCCGTTCGTAAACTCACATTTCGCTGGAATGGGATGTTGCAGGGAGCTGGAGTGCCAAAGGAGCCGCGACTACATCCCACAATGAAACCCGAGCCAGTGATGCGATGGGCGCTTATGCAGGCTCCACAGGACGTGCGGACGGTGTTCGACCCGTTCATGGGCAGCGGCACCACGTTGGTGGCCGCGAAACGTCTCGGGCGTCAGTGCGTCGGCGTGGAGATCGAAGAACGCTACGTTGAAATAGCCATTAAGCGATTAGAGCAAGAGGCGCTGCCCCTGTCGCTAGACGATGCGCCAGCCGAACAAGCGCCGCTATTCGGTAAGCGATGAAGCCGCGCCTGTCGGATGACCTTGAACTGATCCTCGTCGGCTACGTGCTGATCTTGCTGGCCGTCTGGCTGGTCAGCCGATTCTGGTAGACGTCGTTAACCCATCGTCGGAAAGAAAGCCTGTCATATGCGAACCGCCATCCTCCTCGTCGCCGTCGTCCTCACATCGGCCTGCGCCTCGCCGGTCCTGACCGGGCCGACCGATCAGACCGCCTCAACGGCGCGCACCCGCACGACCCTCGACAGTCCGATGCCGGCGCCGGTGCCGGTGCCAGGTCCACCTCCGACGATCGTGCCCGTGCCGCCTGAATTCGATCCGACCCCGATCACCACGTTGCCGCCCGACTTTCACCCGCCCGTGCCGCCGGTCGTGCCGCCGATCGTGCCGAGTCCGCTGCCCGCGACGATGGCGTTCGTGACCATCACGCTCGATCACGTCAGTTGCGGCCCCGCCGACAACGCGAGCATCGCGATCGATGGGCGTCCGCAGGGGATGATCGAAACAGGGACACTCGGCAATACTTGGCAGGGCGGCGTGAACCTCGGCGCCCACCAGATCGCCGTCACGGGCACGCACGGCGCGAGTTACGGCCCGCAAACAGTGACAATCGGCGCCGAGGGATTGACGATTCTGCTCCGATGTGAGGTGAAGCCATGAAGTGTGCCCTCTACCGCGTCGATACCGGCCGCCCGTTCGTCGCTGACGCCGAGATCGTCCCCAACGCCGATGGCTCGGTGTCCTTCCGCACGCCGGATGGAGTCTGGGCGGGGCAGGAACCGAACGCCTACGGCGTGCGGCATGACCAGCCGGCGACCGAGACGCCGGGCGTCTACCAGCGCGCGACGCTGCAGGGCCAGTCGGCCTGCTTCGTGACCCGCCCGCAGGATGCGCCGCAGGGCTACTACTGCGCGCAGGGGCAGGTCTATTGAGCGCCGCGGCCGTCCTCGCCGCGATGGGACCCGTCCGCATCGTCGCGCCAGTCGCGCCGCGCGTCTACCGCGGCGATATGGGCATCTTCCTCGACGACGTGCCGGATGTGGGCGCTGGCGGCGATCCGCGCCTCGTCCTCTCGTTCATGTATCCGCGCTACCCGGCCGACTTCCGCGCGACGATTCGCGCGGCGTGGCAGGCGCGGCAGTCGCTCGACGTGCTGCTGTCCAATCAGGACGATGCCGCCTACGGCTTGCCGCTCGCGGCGATCGTCGCCGCCCGGCAGGAACTCTGCGCGGCGGGTTTCCGCCCGTGCGAGTGGCTGGCGAGCAAGGTCTACAGTCCGCGGGACGATGCCGCCGGGACACTGGCGATTATGGAACCGACGCTGGCCGCCTTCCTCGCGGCGGATTGCATCTCGCGCTACTGTGTCGGCGGGGAACTCGACCTCTGGAACACCTATGCCTCGCTGCAAGCGCTGACCGACGCGATCGCGCCCAGCGTCAACGCGATCGGCCGCACGCTCGCGGTCCATTTCTCCACCGACCGCGCCGATTGGCGCCCGGATCATCCCGGCTCGACGTTCGCGGAGTATTGGAACCCGAACGCGGGCAAGCTCTCCGGCGGGCTATGGTTTCAGTCCTACGTCTATGACAGCGATGCGAACCTGCAGGCCGAGATGATCCCGATTTTGCAGCGCTTCGCCGGGAACTTCGGGGTCGTGCCGGATTGCGGCTTCGGTCATCCGTTCGATTGTCACGCCGTCGAGCACAGCTTAGAAGCGATGTATGACGGCGATTACGATCAGGCGGAAGCCGATCGGCGCGGGAGTGTGCTGCTGGCGACGCCCGCACAAGGCGGCCCGGCCGGGATGGTCTCGGTCATGGGATCTGGCAACGGCCAACACAGTGACTCTCGGATGACCGGCTCACCTCTGACCGAGGCGGTGACCGACGAGGCCCGACTCACCGTGGCGGATATCGATCAGATCATCGAAGGCATCGAGCACTTCATCATCGAAGATGACCTGGAACTACAGGCCCTCTGGCAGCTGTATATCGATAAGCTTAAGGTGCTCCGTTCGGATGTCACGAACGCGTCACGGAAAGGCCAGCCATGAGCGTCGAGCGTCTAAAGGCGCTGCTGCAGCAAGCACTGGTCGAGGCTGAAGGACTCTGCACCTGTCCGCCGACGTCGTTCTACACGGCACTCAGCGACCGCAGCGTGCGCCCAAAGCCAGCCCCTTTGGCGCTCGGCCCGGCCGGCTTCGCGTTCACCGATCCGACCTTCGGCGCGAAGATGTGGCGCGTGACCGACGAGCACACGGCCTCTGGCAAGTCCTGCCGCGTGCCGAGCAATGCCGCCATCTCGTCGTGGAATGCGGACTCAACGGTGTTCGCCGTGATTGACGAGAGCACCGCCGTCACGACGTTCGGGCTCAACGCCGTCGGCGCACCGGTCAAGATCGGCGCGCCCATCGGCGGCTACACCGAGCCGGCGTTCAGCTATATCGAGCCCAACAGCGTCTACCGTGTTGGCGGCCCCAATAGCCTGACCATCCAAAAGTGGAACGTGCTCGACGGGTCGCATGTGGACGTGCTGGACCTCGTGGCCTACTTCCCGCCGCATCTCGGGCTCACCGACACCTACGCCACCGTCACCGTTACCGACGGCGATTGCCTGGCGGTGCTCTTCGGCGGCAGCAGCGCAGACCAGCACCACTACGTCTGGCATTCATTGTCGAACCGGCTACTCGATACGCTCGCCCTGCCGACGCCCTTCCGTCTGCATGGCCTCATGCTCGAACGCAGCGGGCGCTCGGTGCTGCTCGGGCCGCGCCAGCCGGATATCGATGCCGGCGTGGCGAAGCAGCTCGTCTGGGACACGGTGACCGGCACCGTGACGCCGATCCACGCGCTGGCTGGCGGGCACGTCGCGCTCGGCTATGGCGTGATGATTAATCAGGACTGCTGCACAAGCAGCATCTATGACGGCCTACAGTGGCAGTATCGGGCACTCACGGCGCCCGAGGTGACGCGCGACGTGCTGACCGTGATGCCGACGCCGCAAGAGGTCTACATCAGCGACCACGCGAACTGGCGCGCGGTGCAGGCCGATAACGCGCGGCCGTTCATCACGGCGACGTTTCGCCACACGGGCAGCACCGCGGCGTGGCGGGCGTGGGATGATGAAGTGATCGCCGTCGCGCCGGATGGGTCGAACGTCTGGCGGTTCTGCCACCATCAGTCGGTGATTGGGTCCGACTTCTGGACGCAGCCGATTGTGCATGTCGCGCCGAACGGACGCTGGGCGACGTTCACCTCGACGTGGGGCAACCGTCCGCGGCAGGATGTGTTCCTCGTGGCGCTGACGTAACGCGCGGGCGTCTACCGCCCGACGTAGTTCGAGACGGCCTTCGGCCCGACCCCGCCGATGGCCGAGTGATTCGTCCGACTGAAATAGAACCCGACAATCAGGAACAGCGATGACGAGAGAATCACCGGAAACTCCATCCGCGCGCCCAGACCGGTATAGGGCACCAGTCCCTGATAGACACCCACAGCCATATTCGCCAGCACCACCACCACGGCAATCACGGCCTGCGTATATTCCCAGATTAAGTTGATGCGGCGCTGGCCTTCGGTGGTGAGATCGGCCTGAAACGTGGTCGTGGCGGGCATCGACGGGTCATGCGCCTGCGATTGGCGTGACGGGTCGAGCTGGTGCGGCGTGTCAGCGCTGTCTGGCGCGAAGACGACGGGGATCGGCGCGGGCGACAGACTCATCGGGTGAGTCTACTTGAAAATAGACGCCGCGACCCAGCAGGCCAGCCCAGCGGCGCAGAGCCGATTCCAGTAGGGCGAGGCCGGTTCATAGGGCAGTGCGGCGATGACGAAGAACACGAAGGCGAAGACCAGCAGCACAAAGGGGAGATTCATTGCGGCTCCTTCGTCGGGGCGGGCGCGGGTTTCGGGTCGAAAACGAGCGTCTGCCAGTTCCACGTGGAACCTTCCGGCGGCTTCAGCAGCTCGCGGAACTTCGCCTCCAGCGCGGCTTGTTGCTCAGTGAGGCTGGCTTTCTGAGCGGCGACTTGTGCGGCGACGAGTTGCTCCTGACAGCCGAGCAGACTGACGCGCAGTTGGTGCGTTTCGGCGTGCGCTTTGTCAAGATCCGACAGCGCGGGCGGCGTCAGCAGCAGCAGGGCGAGCGCGAGGATGGCGCGCATTATCACCAACCCCGGCAGAGCACGTAAATGTCTGATCCACTAGCAATGCCGGGCGAGGCCTGTAGCTGCACGAGCGTCGTCGTGCTGTTCACGACTAACGTGTGCGTGAACCCGTCATTGGTGGACATCATGCAGGCTGGCGTATTGGTATACGTGGTATTGAAATTCACATTGATGAGCGTCACCGTGCCCGACGTGAGGCTGATCTTCATCGCCGTATTCCGACCGGCAATCGTGGCCGTGCCGCCGGTCACGGTGCCGAGCGTTGGCACCGCGGGCGAGTCCATGATGTTGGTGGAGCCGAGATTGAAGTTCCCCGATGCATCGAACGTCGCGCGCAGCGTGCCGCTCCCGGTGTAGATCCGCACCGCGCCCACCGCGTTGAACGCCGCCAGCGACACACCGCCCGTGCCGTTACCTGAGACCATCGTGCCCGCCTGCACCTGCGCGCCGGACGTCGTGAACGTCGAACTGTAGGAATCGAGGACACTGGTCACGGTGTCGCTATTCGACGACACCCGGCCGATGTTGCCGGAGCCCGCCGTCGAATTCGTCACGGTCAGGCTGTTGACGCCGACGCCCCCGGCCGAGAACAGATGCGCGCCGAACGTCTCCCAGTTGAACAGCCCGGCCGCCGTGATCTGGCCGCGTTCCACGGTCCCGCTCCCGGTGAAGAAATGAATGATGCCGGTCGCATCCGCCGCCGACAGACTCAAGCCGCCCACGCCACTGCTATTGAGGCGCGCCCCGTCAGCAATAAGCGAACCCACGGTGGTATAGGTGGAGGACTGAACACCCAGAGATCCACGAGTCGCGGTCACGTCATTGCCCAAAAACAGGATGCCGCGATTCGCCACGCCCGCCGTTGTGTTGCGCACCGTCAGCATCTGATCACCGACGCCACCTGCGGTGAACGAGGACGCGCCGAACAGCGTGCTACTCAGCGTCCCGGCCAGCGTGATGACCGTGCCCGCTTGCGACATGATCGAATTGCCGATAGACGCCGCGCCGGTGAACACCGGAATGAACGTCGCCGTGCCTGGCCCGACGCTGCCGCCGGTCGCCAGCGCGAGGCCGTTGAAAAAGAGATTACCGCCGACGTTGTAGAGCGCATTGGTCGTCGTGCCCGGCGTGAACGACGGCAGCGTCAATCCTTGATTCACGACGGTCGGCCCCGCTTGCAGACCGCCGAGACAGGTGGACGGCGCGCTCGCGGTATTGCCGCCGACACAGACCGACGTCGGCCCCGTGTTGAGTGTGACGAGCGTCTGGCCCACCAGATTCGCAGGCTGCGCCGCGGCGCAAATACATGACGTGAAAACGAGTAGAATCGTCGTCACCGTGTCTCGAAAAATTGACCTCATCGGGCTCACTTTCGGACGGCTCACCGTCATTGCCAGACTCCCGTCAACATCTGACGGCACAGCCGTCTGGAAATGCCGTTGCACCTGCGGCGGGTATTGCTCGCCAACCGGAAAAAATCTCAAGAGTGGCAACACGAAAAGTTGCGGTTGTTTGCATGAAGAAACGGTGCGACTGAATGGCTTGAGGAACAAAACGCACGGCATGAAACATACGCCCGAATACTCTATATGGCACGGCATGAAACAGCGCTGCGGCATGACTCAAGGCCGTGAGTATGTCTACTATGGGTGTCGAGGGATTACGGTCTGCGAGCGTTGGCGTGAATCGTTCGAAGCGTTTTTCGCCGACATGGGGCCGCGCCCATCGCCGAAGCATTCGATTGATCGCATCGACAACAACGGCAACTACGAGCCTGGCAATGTGCGATGGGCCACATGGGCACAGCAACAGAACAATCGACGGTCGAATATTCGAGTGACCATCGATGATGAATCGATGACGCTGGCTCAAGCTGCCCACAAGTTCGGTATCAGTCCTCAAGCGTTGCACTATCGGCTTTCTATCGGTATGCCTGTTTCGATGGCGCTCTTGTTGCCACTTGATTATCATCAACGATTAACTACGCCGTTTTCGTAAGCTGGCAACCGATCAGAAAGCCCGTATTGGCACTGACGAGGCACTTGATTCCATAGTGCCGTGCGACGCCAGGCGCACCGAACGCAGTCGCGCCACTGTCGGCTACGGCGCCTGTGGCACTCGTGATGGTTGCCGTCGCTAGCGGCGTGTTGGGTGCCCCCGAATCGAGATCGACCAGCGACACCGACAGCGTGCCCGTCGGCGTGCAGAGGCCCGTTGCCCGAATGATGAACGTGCCCACCAGCGTCGCGCTATCGGCCACAAACACCGACGTGCCCGGCTGCAAGAAATCATACGTCGCGCCGACCGCATACGTCGTATTGGCAATCGCCGCGCTCGAGTTGCTGCCGAAGCTGAAGACTTCGCCGAGGCCACTGCCCGCGCCGGCCGCCGACGCCACCGCGTTCACCGGGTCCATCGTCAGGCCGACCGGCACGCCCAGCGCATCGGTCACGGTGATTTTGTAGGCCGTCGGCGCCAAGTAGATGCGCGTCCGTCCCGCCGCGTTGAGGACAATCGGGTTCGTGTTCGGGGTTCCTATCGCGTCGGCGTAGGATGCGAGCGGCGTCGAGCTCCCCGTAACGAAGGTCGAAACAAGCCCTCCGGCGAGCGGGTCGCCGTTATCGGTGAAAAACTGCTGCACGAACCACGGCGCGAGGGTGTAGAGGGCCATTTACTTCACCGGAAGGCTATCCCGATCAATGACGATTTTCGCCGGAAACGATTTCGCGCCCATCACACGGAGCGCATCGTAGCGATGTCCGCCTTCAAGGATGTAGGGATGGGCTTCTTTGTCAATGACCACAATCAATGGATCGATGCGATTCGAAGATTTCATCGTCTCAACAAGTGTGTCTAGTCGTTTTTGCTCAGACACAGAATATGGTTTCACTTGGTAATTGGGATCCATTGAGGCCATATCGACTTGCCTGATGCCGGGCAGCGTTTCGTAGTTCGTCAGGGATGCTTCAATCGAATCTTGGTTAGGGACGGACTTTCCAACCAAGCGACCATCGGTCATGGGACCGGCTTTCGGAAATTGCTGATCTAACGCTGATGGTGCCGCCTTCATCGCGCGCGCCGTTTCCGCGCTCGGCGTCTTGACCTTGCCTTGTGCATTCCGCAGATCCTGTGCGGCGATGCGCTCCGCTTCTGATGGCGTGCCGAGACGGCGCGCGAGTTCTGCGGCAGGATCGACCGGCGCCACTGGTGCCGCCGCAGGCCGGTTGCCCATGACGATGCGGATCGCCTCCTCGGGCGTCTTGCCGCGCTTGATAAGCGACATGGCGTTCGCCGCTTCGCCTTTGAGCGCCGTTTCCCCAGCGGCCGCGAAGGCTTCATTGGCTTGTTTCAGGCCGACGTTCGGATTGAACGGCGCTGGCGGCGGCGCGGGTGCAGGAGCAGGCGGCGCGGCGGTCTGATCGCGAATCGCTTGCGCCACTGGGTCCAGCACGGGCGGCGCAGGACGAACACCGCCCGGCGCAGAGACACCGGGCGCCTGCGGCGGGGTTTCCACGCTTGCGGGCGGCGGCGCCGTGGCCATGCCTGCTCGACTCGCCTGGATGGCCTGCTGACGCGCGGCCAGAATCGCCGGTCGCTCATTCGGCGGCACTTGCTTCAGCAGTTCGAGAAACTTCGCGGCCTGCATCGGTTCGCCGCTCGACAACCCGGCAGTCAACGCCTGCGCCGCCGGGGTCGGCGGGGGGGGTGCGGCAGGCCGCGCCATCCGCGTTGCGAGTGTATCCGCCAAATCGGCGCCGACTTCACGCCCGACAATCGCCCCCGGCCATCCCCCGACCGCGCCGCCGACCGCTGTCGTTCCATACTTGACCAAGCGCGGCGCAATGCGGGCCGTCATGGGGGACTCGGCAATCGCACGCGGCACATTCGCGACCGCGCGCACCGCCGAGGCTGCGCCTTGATCCGCAAGATTGGCCGCGCGCCCGATCGGATTGCGCGCAAACGGCGCGAGCAGTCCTGCACTTTCCCCGAGGCCGCCGGCGATGTCGCCTTCCCCGATGCGTTCGCCGGCATGCGCCGCCGCCGGTCCAATCAACGGCAGCGCCGCCGCGGCAAGATGCCCAGCGGCTTCTGAGTAGTGCCCATCGCTGTAGGCCGCTTTCGCTTTGTCGAGTTGCGCGGCATGGGCGTCCAGCAGCCCCTTGACGGCCGCTTTCGGGTCCATCGCGGCATGCACGAGCCCCATCGGATTCAGGTTGCTCCACGCGCCTTGCGCGAATCGGGAGACGGCGGAATCCTCCTCAGGCGCCTGGGGCTCCGGCGCGGGCGTAAACGGTTGCGCCGCATCAAAGCCCTTCGCCAGCGTAAACGGCTTCGATGGGTCAAAGGCCTGCGGCACTACGGCACGACCTTGCTGCTGATGACCTTGCCACGCGGATCGGTCGCCACGTCATACGTGACGCCATTCTGCACGACGCGCTGCACCTTCCCGGCCGCGAGCGTGGCTGGGGCCGCAGCGGTGTCCGCCGCCGTGAAATTGCTGACGTCGTAACCAGCCTTACCGAGATTGCCGAGATGATCCTGCAGGCGACTGGTGATCATCGCTTGCAGTTGGGCAATCTTGTCGTTCTTCACCGATTCGGCATCGCCAATAACCGGCAGGAATTTCTCAGCCTGCACTTGGTCGTTGGCGCGCAACACACCACCGTGAATCATGCGCGCAATCGTCTGGCGCGTTCGGTCGATATCGGCCTGCGTCGATTTCGCTTCGGCACCAAGGCCGGTGGTCGAGGTAATGATATTCGGGAGATGCGCGCCAAAGGCCGCACTAGGTCCGACCGATCCGGGCTGCGAGAGTCTGACGCGCAGGCTGTCCAGATCGCGGAGGGCGCCGGTGATGTCTGAAATCTTATCGGCTTCCGTCTGGGTCAGCGGTTTGCCCTTCGCGGCTTTCGTCTGCTCAATGCCAAGTCGCGCTTGTTCGACGCCGAGCCGCCCTTGCGCGACGCCCAACTGCCCGCGCGCCGTCGCGGCGGTCGCGGCCGCGTTCGCATTTTGCGCCTGCTGTTCCGGGGTGAGCCCGCCCACCGTGCCCGCCGCCACTTGCTGCTGCACCGCGGCCTGCGCCGTCTTGCCGGGCAGTTCCGCCGTTGCATTCGCGCCCTCGGCGCGCTGTTTCGCGATGTCGGCCGGCGTGAGCGCGTCGAGCGTCTTGAGGAAGCCCTCTTTGCCTTGGGTCAGGGCCACATGACGCAGTTCATCGGCGTGCGGCGCCCACTCGGGGAAATGCTCCACGGTCCTGTTGAGCACGAAATTCATGACGACGGGATCGCCTTGCGCCTGCCGCATCGCATCGGCCGCTTTACCGATATAGTCCTGCTCGGATTTGGCGGCGGTGGCTTTATGTTCCTTCGTCACGGCGGCTTTATCCGCGAGATCCGCTGCCTCTTTATCGAACGCCGCCAGATGCTGCGGGGCATGCTGCGCGATGGCGCTCCGGATCTGATCGGGCGGTAAGGCTGCGGTGGCGGTGATGGTCTGCCGATAGGCCTCCTCATCAGCTTCCTGCTTCTGTTGCTTCGCGATCTGCTGGCGGCGTTCCTCCTCGAGCGATTGACTCGCGCGCATCTGCTGCTGCTGATGCTGCAGCTGCATCATCGAGCCGAGCGACTCGAACGGCGTATTAATCGCCGGGCCACGCACGCTGAGGGGGATCGAGGGATCAATCGCCATGATCAGTTACAGGGCCGCTTGCCGATTCTGCGGATTCTGCTGCAGCCATTGCAGATACGCCGCTTGACTCGCGCTGTTGCCGATGTTACCCAGCGCGTTCCCATAGGCGTTCGCGCTGCCGACCTGGCCCGCGGCGTTCGCATTGCCCTGCCCGGTGATCAGATCGCTCTGCGCATTCGCATAGCCCTGCCCGTTCGGTGCCCCGGGATTGCCGAGCGTCGCCAGTTGATAGTTGCGGTTCCACGGATCCGCCACTTGGGTCTGGTAGTTCGTCATGAACGTATTCAGCCCCTGATTGTATTGCTGCCCTTGCTGGGCGAGGCCGAGGTTCCCCATGCCGAGCGCATACTGGTTATTGCTGTTCTGGTAGCCGAGCGCGAGGTTCCCTTGCCCAAGCGCCGCCTGCACTTGCGCCTGATAGTTGTTGAGCGCGTTCGAATTGTTCTGCTGGTTGTATTGCAGCCCCGTCTGGGCGTTCAGCCCATAGGCACCGAGCGCCTGCTGATAGCCTTGGTTCTGCGCCTGCTGGTTCAGTCCATAGGCGGTCGCCGCCTGCCCGAATTGCTGATTCTGCGCGGCCTGCGCGCCCTGATTGTTCGCCTGATTCACCGTGAACTGATTCTGGAAGTTCTGCTGATTTTCGGCGGCGTCGCGCCCGTAGTTCGCCTGATTCGCGTTGAACTGATTCTGGATGTTCGCCTGCCCGAAGTTCATCGCGTTCGCGTTGGCGTTCTGGTTGTAGGCGAGGCCGGTCTGCGCGTTCGTCTGATACGCGCCGAGCGACGTCGCGTTGTTCATCTGGTTCGTCTGCCGGGCGCGGGCATCGGCGGCCGCGTATTCCTGCGAGGCGAGATTGCCAGCGAGGTCGCCTTGCGCTTGGAGCGCGTTGCCGGTGCGGAGCGCGCCGGCGTGGGCGCTGATGTTGGCTTGCGCGTCGAGTGTCTGTTGCTTGCGGAACTGATAGCTCGGGTCCGCGGCGAGGTCGGCCGCTGACAGTCCGGTGTATTTGTCGGGCGTGTAGCCTGCCGGCGTCGCGAGGTTCTGATAGGACAGCGTGCCGGGGTCGGCTTGCCGACTGCCCGAGAACGCCGTGGGCGTCGCGGCCGGATTGTAGGCCGGGAAAGCGCTGGGCGCGTTGAACTGCCCGAGGCTGGATTGCGGATAGTTGAACGGCGCCGGGGTGTTGATCGGCGTGTTCGTCGGCGCGGTGGGCATCTGCACGTTGATGCCGCCCCCGCCGCTCGAGCTGCTGCCGCCGAATCCGCCGCCGCCGCCCGCGCCGGAGGATTGCCAGGCGCCGCTGCCTGGCGTGCCGGTCGGCTGGTCTGGGCCGTGGCCGGCGATATCCGAGGCGAGGCGGCCATATTGGGACGGGCCGACGCCTTGCCAGTATTGCCAGTCCGCGAAGCCTTGCCCGCGATCGCCAGGGTTCATACCCGACTGCTGGTAAATCTGCGCGAGGGCGGGGTCCATGCCCGCCGGCATCTGGGGCGTCGGCGTGTTGGACCCGCCAGAGTTGATCACGTTGGTCGCCGCCATCGGGGCACCCTGCGTGGTCTGCCCGCCCGTGGCCTGTCCGCCAGCGTCGGCCGCGCCAGCCAGTGCTGCGCCCTGTCCTTCGTCGATCCCCTGGTCGCTGAACCACGACACGGCTTACACCCGTCCCTGCGGCTGCGGCATCATCCCGCCTTGCGGCGGTCCACCAGGCCCGAGAATCTTGGCGCCCTTGGCGACGGCCGCCTGTGCCTGCGTCATCGGGAGCATGGCGACTTCGCCGGTCGGCGCCTGCACCCGCACCATCTGGCCCTGTGGCGGCCCCTGTGGGCCTCCCGGCGGCATCGCCCCGCCCATCGGCTGCTGGGGCGGCATCCCGCCTCCTGACGGCATCTGCGGCGGTCCCTGCGGCATCTGGCCGCCACCCGGGTTCCCGAGGCTCGCCATCTGTCCCGGCGGCGTGAAGGTGCGTCCCGGCTGTGCCGCCATGCCCCCGAGTCGCCCGACCGCGCTGGCGCCCTGCTGCTGGTAGGGGCTGAAGTCCTGCCGCGCCTGCTGGTATTGCTGCTGCTGCACGCCCAGCGCTTTCCCGGCCGCATCCGATTGCGTCTTGGCGGCGCTCTTGGCCGCATTGCTTTGCATCTTGGCCGACGCAATCGACGCGGCGGCGCTGACCCCGATGCCAATCGCGACGGCGGTTCCCACGCTCATGGCAAGTCTCCTGTGCCGAATGCGAGTTGGATCAAGCGCGCCTCCGGCCCGTGGCCCCAATTGCCCGCCAGCGCCCGCGAATGGAAATAGGCCGACGGAAACAGCAGCAGCCGATTGAACACCGCCGCGACGGTCTGCCACGGCTCCCACTGGTCCTGATCCCGCCACGCCAGCCATTCCTCGAGCAGCGCCTCACCATCCGCCGCACTCTGGGTCGCCCCGGTGACGCGCGACCGCCAGAACGTCGTGCCGTCGCCGGCCGGCGGGTCGGGATTCAGATAGTAAATCGCCGTCCAGTCGCCCATGTCCCGGTCGGTGTGGATGTAGTGCGGCTCTTCTTGCCCTTCCGGCGACAAGCGAAACGCCGCGAACGTCGTGCGCAAGCCGAGCTCGGCCTCGAGCAGCGCCGAGACGGGGTTCGGCCCAATCGCGACCATGCCGTGAAACGTGACCGGCCCTGCGGTCAGATCGCCGAACGGCAAGGCGAGCGCGGCCGCGCGATAGGTCAGCGGGTCGGGCATGACGTCATCGAACACGCGCGGCATCATGCGACGGACTCCTGCGCGGTGAGGTCCAGCTGCCAGGCCGCCTCGATGCACCGCGCGCCGAGCCGCGCATAGAACACCCCGACGCGCACATCGTCAATCGGCTGGATGAGCTGCAACGTGCTGGCGCCGTGATGCTGCGCCCACGCGATCGCCTGACGCGCGAGCCGCACACCCGCCGCGCCCGCCTCGCTCCAGAAGAACACTTCGCCGGCCGTCAGCGCCCCCGAGATGTGATGCGTGAAGAGCAGCAGCCCGATCATCGCGATGAGCGCGCCATCGTCCTCGGCCACGAACACGATGCCGTCGTCCTGCGTGATGAGCCGTTCGGCGGTCGCCTGCATCTGCGCCGGATTCTCGGCGACGATGGCCGCGTAGGCGGTCGAGGCGCGGAACTGCTGCCCGAGCGCGACGAGCGCCGGCACGTCCGCGAGGGTCGCTTCGCGGATCGTCATACCGGATACATCCCGGTCAGAATCAGGACCGCGTTGTTATGTTGGGCGTTCGTCGCTTGCCCACCAGCCACCGGGATGCGCGTTTGAATGGCCGTCGTGCTCGCGATGACCACGTAATCGTAGATAGCGGCGGCTGTGGTGATTCCGACCGCCACTCCGGTATTCACCGTGGCCGCGACCGGGAGTCCGCCGAGCGTGAAATTGGCCCCGCTCGCCGTGACCGGATAGGTCACCTGACAGGTAAACAGAATCCAGTTCGCGAGGCGCTGATAGACGGCCGACGTGACCGTCAGCGTCAAGCCCGCACCGCTGCTATCGACCGGGGTCCATGCCGTCGTGCCGCCTGTGAGCGTCGCTGCCGCTGCCGTCACGGTAATCGGCGCCGTGCCATCGAAGCTCACGCCGTTGATGGCCCGCGCGGTGGCGAGTTTCGTCGCCGTCGCCGCATTGCCCGTCACGCTGCCGACAATCGGCGCGGTCACGGTCAGTGCCGCCAGCGTGCCGACACTCGTCAGGCTCGAATTCACGACATTCGCCGCGAGCGTCGTGCCCGTCAGGGTGCCCGCATCCGCCGCGACGCCACTACCAGCCACGGTCCAGCCGGTATTCGTCGGCGTCACGGTGCCGCCGCTCGTTTTCTCGTAGAGCGTCGTGCTCGTGCCGCCGTCAGTGCGCCTAAACAGTGACCCTTGCGGCGCCGTCACGACGCCATTCGGGTCGCCCATGCCCGTCTGCGTGCCCGTGAGCAGGTCATTCACCGCCTGCACGAGCAGCGTGCGCCAGCGCGTCCACGTCGGCGTCTGCGGGTCTTTGTCGAGCGGCGCGCGGTTCAGAAGCTCGACGGCCATCAGCTCAGCCCCACGGTAAAGCTGATGAGGCAATCGACGAGGCGGTGCGGCACGGGATCCGTGGCCGTGAAGCGCGGCACGAAGTTTCTACTTTGACCTAAGCGCGTCCAGCGCACGCGCGTGTCAAACGCCCCGATCGCGCCTTCCCCGACCCAGCGTTCGTTGCCGAACGTCTTGCCACCGTTGCGGCTCGTGTCCAACATCAGGACCGGGTTACTGCCCTGGCCGGTGACGAGTCCCTGCCCCTTGTCGCAGATGACTTCGAGGCTGTTGATGGTGATTCGTCGCTGATTCACCGAGAACCGCGGCGGCTGCCGCATCCGTCTGATGACCGCGCCGTCCACGTCGCTCTGAAACAGCGACGACATCTCGTAAATCGACCCGGTGAGCCGGTCGCCGACGATAATTTTATTGAACGCCTCCATCTGGCAGCCGGGCCGATACGCCAGGAACTCGCCGGTCGTTCCATTCCAGTAGGCGCGCTCGCCCCACAGCCCCGTGGTTTCATCGATGACGAACGTCTTCTGCGCGGTCGGAAACGTGAGGATCGTGAAGCTGTGCCCGAACTCCTGATACGGAAAGCTGATCGTATCGTTCAGCGGCGTGAAGCCTTGAATCGCCGTTTCGATCGCGTGCGTGCTCACGCGCTGCGGGGCGTAGCCGTTCATCCGCACCACGAGGCCGCGGCCTTGCTTATTCTGCGCCACCAGCGTCACGGCCTGATCGACCGAGAACGCAAACGGCGAGACGATGCCATACGGCGAGGAGCCTTCCTGCACCTGCGAGAACGGGAACGGAAACGCGCCCTGATCGGCCCAGACTTCGCCGGTCGTTTCTCCGAACAGCCGAATCAGGTTATCTGGTGTCACGACGAGCGTGCGCCACGGGTCGCCGGATTCGCTCTGCGCGACGAACAGCGGATTCCAGACGAGGCCGTTATAGCGGTCGCTCGCGTAGAAGGCGCCCGTGGTCGAGTCGAGCGACAGAAAGCGCGCCGAGAGGAAGTCGCCCATGCTGACGACGGTGCCCGCCGGTCCCGCGACGGTGAGCGTGTTGCCGATGAGGTCATAGATGTAGCCGACGCCGCCTGACGTAATCCAGAGTTGGTCACCCGCGTCGCCGTTGGCGTGGATGGTGACGGGGTTGCTGTCGGCGGCCACGGTGCCGCGCTGCGTCGTGGTCCAGACGTTCGTCCCGACGTTGTAGAACAGTTCGTAGAAGGCGAAGCCGGCGACGAAGAAGGCGCGATTGCGTTGAAAGAACATGCCGCGAATCGGCGCTTGACTCACGGTGGCGACGGTCTGAAAGCCGGGGCAGGGCAGCAAGGCTGAGGGCGCGGGCGCCGTCGGTGACCCGGACGATTCCGGATACCAGTTAATCAGGCGCTCGCTGTCCTGCATGTAGGACTGGCCCTGATAGGCGGGTCCGACGAACCCCGGCAGGCTAATGGTGGGCATGAATCTACTGGTGATACAACGCCACAAGCAGCGTCGCCGTCGTATTCGTCGCGTTCACGCGTTTGGCGGCAATGCGGAGTTCGGTGCCCGCCGTGCAGGTGAAATTGACAACGACATCGTTTTGCATGACGGCGGCAACAATCCCTGCCCCACCGACCCAGATCGCATCCGTGCATTTCACCCACGGCCCGCCGACCCCGCCCCCCATTGTCACGAGGTCAATGTTGACCGTATCGGAAATGGTAATCGGTTGCCAGATGTCATACCGCGCGACCGAACCATTAGCCATCGCTACCCGCCTTCGTTGGTGAGCACGTTATACCGCCCGCCGCTCGGTTGCGCGACGAGCGCCGGATCGACGCTGAGAATGCCCGGTCGCACGTTGTTCCGCTTGATCAGCGCGAACGCATCAATCGCCATCTTCGGCAGCATCGGACACTGCTCGGCCACGTTGACGCCGTTCGGTGTCGCCAGCCGCATCGCGAGCTGATACAGGAACGCCTCCTGATACCCGCTCGGCCCGGTCAGCACCGTGTTCAGCGACACCGGCACGCCGACCGCCTCCGGCGTGTAGATGACGATATCCACGTTCTGCGTCACTTGCGGCCAGAACGTCAGCGTCCCATTGATGCCATCGAGGTTCACCTGATAGAAGCACTGCGTCGGTAGCGCACTTGGCAGTGTCTTGATGGTGAGGCCCGCGTAACTGTCCTCATCCATGATGGCGATGCCACCGCTGTTCTCGACTGGCGGGCTGCTGCCAGGAATGATGTAGGTGCAGTGGTTCAGGAACATCGGCCGCGTCATCACGACGGTGGCCGGCGCCGGGCCGAGCGTGACCGCTGTCACGCCGTTCAGCAGCGTGAACGTCGTGCGCAACTGGCGCGAGAGCGTGAGCCGGTCACCGGCCCACGCATCGATCATCGACTGCGCGCGCAGGAGCGCCAGCGCGCCCTGCGAGGCGTTCATGCCTTCACTTTCAGCTAATACCCCTAACTCTCTGTAGGCATCAGTTGAAATGTCCCGCACAGTGTTGGCTATGGCACACCTCCACTGTGATAAAATGCACGGACCGCGCGGGTGTTATCAGCACCGAGCGCGGCCCTCACCACGGACCCCGAGGAGGTCGCATGGCTAGAACCAAAGTAACACGAGTCTGTGAGCAATGCGGTCGCACGTTTGAACGTAATCTGAATCGTTCTCGTCCGTTCAGATTCTGTTCGCACACCTGCGACAATGCTTCTCGCAGGCCGAAAATTACGACTGCCTGCGTAGAATGTCTGACCGAATTTACAGACCATCAGTCGGCACATCGCAAATATTGTTCGCCACGATGCGCCGACAAAGGGCGATATCCGCACTACTTCATCCGATGGGCTGCTCACGTTCAAAAGTCCGCCGATCCAAATGCGTGCTGGGGCTGGACTGGACAATTGAGTAATACCGGATATGGCTACCTGAAACAGTCTGCTGGCCGAAGCATATTTTCCCATCGTATTTCGTGGGAAATCGAAAACGGTCCGATTCCAGATGGCTTGTGGGTGCTGCATCGGTGCGACAATCCGCCGTGTAGCAATCCCGCGCACTTGTTCCTGGGCACACACGCCGACAACATGGCGGATATGGTTCGGAAAAGACGCCATTGGAAACATCGCTAGGCCGCCGAGTCCTTCCGTGGGCGCCCCGGTCCGCGCTTCGCCTCGCCGGCCGGCTCCGCACTCGCCAGCAGCGCCGCCAGTTTGTCTTCGGGCATCTCCGACAATTGCGCCTTCAGCCGGTTGATGCGGTCCTGCTGCTGCGCCGCAATGAGCAGCGCCCGGTCCTCCGGCGGCAGCGCCTCGAACTGTGCCCGAATCGCGTCCATCGGGTCCGGTTCCACCCACGCTGGGGCCGTGAAGACGTAGCCCATGCGAAGATAGGTCTCTTGATCCTCGCGCGACGTGACCGTGATTTCCGTCCCGGTGGTCCCATCCCATAGGAGTTTGGGAAACTCCGTGGTCTTGGTCAGGTCCACGCCGTCCCGCGGCGGTTCGGCGCTCCACAAGAACGTCGGCCGCGGGTCATCCTTGGTTGGCAGCAGCCGCAGGTCATGCAACTGCCGCGGCCGGATGGGCGAGCGCCCCGTGGGATTCCCCAGCGTCAGCGTGCCGTTGTTGAGCGCCTGCTGAATCGCCGCCAGCATCTCCGGATTCAGGTTCATGCTTTGTCCTTCGCTTTCTTCGCAGGCTTCTTCTCAGCCTTCTCCTCGACGTCTGGGGCGTTGGCGTCCTCGACGGCCGACGGCTCCTCCACGGGCGGAGAGGGCGCCGGGGGGGTCGCCTCCCACGGCACCGTCACGAAGCCCTCGGCCGCCCGCGTCGCCTGTTCCGCCGCCGAGGACACCGTGATTTCCTGCCCGGTGTCCTTGTGCCACATCAGCGCGGGAAATGGCGTGGTCTGCTCACTCATGCCCCACTCCTACACGATCACCGGCGCAATCGCCTGGCCGACCGCATACGTGACGGTCATGAACGTGCGCCCGGCCGCGCCCGCCCCCGGCGTCACGGTCACCACGCCGATCACGTTGCCCGCGGTGACATAGAACGGCCCGGCCTTGGTCGCCGTCGCCTGGCCGAATACGCCGGTGGCCGACACCAGATAGGCGCCGTTCAGCCCGCCCCACGCCGCGGTGCCGCCCGCCGCGCGCAGGGCTTCGCCGACGAGCAGATCGGTCGCGTTGAGATTGGTCGAGAGGAACCAGCCGTTCGCCGCCTGGGTGTCGCCGACGGTGAGGCGCGCGGACGCCTTGCTCCACAGCACGGAACTGGTCACGACAATATCCACCAACGTCGCGCCCGCCGGAATGATGACCGTGCCCGTGCTGGTGGTCATCGTGGCGTTCTCGACAAACGCCACCGTCTTGCTCACGACGACACCACTGGTCGCATCGCCGGTCACGGTCGGATTGACGAACGTCGAGGCCGCCATCGTCGTGCCCCCCGCCGTCGTCTGGATCGTCGCCGTGACGGTGGTCGTGCCGTTCTGGTCGGTCAGCCCGATCGTCGGCGCAATCGCAAAGTTCGTCGCGTCGTTCGGGTTGTTGAAGTTCGCCGCCTGCGCGGGAATGAACGCACCGCCGCTCTGGTAGTTGATCGCCATGACTTACGCCACCACGGCGCTCACCGTGCCGCCCGCGATGACATCCCACAGGCCGCCTTGCGCCTTGATGGTCAGGGTGGCGCCGATGTTCGCGACGAACGTGGCGACGTCGGTCGCTGCTGGCATGCCCGTCATCGTCAGCACATGCGCGGCCGCCGTGGTTGAGATGAACGTAATGGTGTTTTGCTGGTCCACGGCCGGGGCCGCAATCGTATACGCGCCGGCCGTCGCCTTCGTCAAGAAGATCGTCACGTCGTTGACGGGCACGGTGCCCGCGCCGAACGGGCCGGTAATCGCGCCGTCCACGCCGAAGCTGAGCGAGGTCTTCTCGATCTGCGGATTCAGTTCCTGCCCGGCGACGAAATCGCTGGGCAGGCCGAAGGTGACCGGCGCGAGAATGCCGTGCGGCGTGGCCGTGCTGCGCGTGTAGCCCGGCACGACGCCGAGCGTCGGCGTGAGGCTGGTGTCGGTGATGCGCATGAACTCGCCATCCACCAGCGCAATCATCTGATTCGTGGCGCCGGTGGCCGAGGTCAGTTTAATGACGCGGTCGTTCGTGCCCTTGGCCGCTGCGAGCGTTGTGGTCGTCAAAGCCATATCACTACTCCTTCAGAGATGCAGAACCCGTGACTCAGCCCGCCACCACGACGCCGAGCTCCTGACGCAGCACGGCCACCGCATACAAGACATCCAGGCGCTGAATAAATTGGTCCGTGGTCGCCACGTAATCGCGAATCACGCGCAGCGCCTTGCCGCTCTTCTTCGATGCGGCCCGATACGCACGGTCAACACCACCCGGCAACGGCAAGTCCACCATCGCCAGCGTCCCGAAGTCTTTGTGACAGACCAGATTGTTCGGCGTCTGCTTCCCGGCAATCGACGCGAAGTTCGCCGCGGGCTGGTTCCACACGAAGACCGGTGTCGAGGTCGCCGGCAGGTTCGTCACGTTCTGCAGCTGCGAGCCCGGCCCGATGATCGCCGGCGCAATCGGAATCGTCATCGCGCCGGTGGTGTCCGAGGTCGTCGCCGTCACCACGAACTGCATCGGCTGGCCCGTGCTCGAGAAGCTCTGCGGATTGATGCCGTTGACCGGCGTCGTGGTGCTGATGAAGCTGATCTTGTCGCCCGCGTTGAGCGTCGAGAGGCCCGACTGCCAACCGCTCGTCACGACACTCGTCGCCCCGGACACGGGCGCACCGTTCAGAATCGGCGTGGACACGCCGAGCGCGCCGACCGTCTGCACGAAGATGTTCTGGTCCATGAACCATTTCGCCCCGAGCGTCGAGGACTTCGTCATCGAGCCGCTGTCATACTGCGAGCTGATTTCCTTCCCGTTGTGAAACAGCCCTTTCAGGTTGTCCATCAGCGAGAAATCGGCAATCGGATTCAGGAAGTTCATGCGGCCGTTGTCGTCGGGCGCCGCCATGTTGTCGAGCAGCACCTTCGCGAGGCCGTAGGTGGTGAGCGTCGTCGGCGTCACGCCAGGCGTGCCCACCGCCTGATTCAGCCCCTGCGCGAGGCCGCACACGTCTTGGTCGATCAGGTTGTTGAGCCGCACAATCTGCGGCCCCACGACGCGATCGCGGTAATTATCGATGTCGAGGGTGAGCTGCTGGCTGGAGACTTCCGTGTCCACGCCGCGCTGATACGCGAGCGTCAGCGTGACGAAGGTCTCGGTGATGGCTTCGATCTGCGCCGCCTGGCCGAGGCGGCCGATGTAGCGCGGCGGTTTGCGAATGTCGAGCGATTGCCCGAGCACGGCGCCGCCGAACTCGAACTGATCCGAATATTCGCCGTTCACTTTGCCCATCACCGCGTCGGTGTTCTCGAGCACGTCGAGTGCTTCGTAAGTGATGATGCGATTCGTCAGGAGGGTATTCGCCATAACGTGCCCCTGCAGCCGAGCGGCATCCTTACTGGCTGCTGGGATGCGCGCGAATCAGGAGCACGGCCCCCTCGAGGCCAGACCGGCGAGGGGCGTCCATGCAGAAGTGCGGCTAGTCTACACCCGAACGGTCATACGCTACCGACTACCCCGTTTCCGGTCAGCGGCACGCGCCGCCTTGTAACCCTGGTAATCGCCTTTTTCGGCGTAGTCGGCAAAGTTCGTCGTGGTGCTCTTGCTGCTCGAGCCGACCGGCTGCATTGGGGCCGGCGGCGGCTGCCCGTTGCCGTTCGAGGCCACAGGCGTCGGCGGCGGCACCAGGCGGGCGAGCTCCACCGCAAACGCGAACGGATCCTGAAACGCCAGCCCCGCGAGCCGCTGCGCCAGCGCCCCGTCCTTCATGATCTGATACTGCAAATGCTCGGAATTGGGCGCGTTCAGGATGGCTTGCACCGCCGGCATGGGCATGTTGATGAACGTGCCGGGGCCGTTGGTGAGCATCTGGTCGAAATCGGCATAGGCGGCGCGGCCCTTGGCGCGGGTGCTCTCGACGTGCGCCTGGAAGGCCTGTTGCTGCTGGTGCGAGGCGATGCCCTGCTGAATGCGCTGGTCGATGGTGGCTTGCTGCTGGTCCCAGACCCAGGCGCCGTGGGCGGCGACGAAGGCGCCGTAGGTCGGGTAGGTGGTGCCGACTTCGTCTTCGGTCGGCTCGGGGCGCGTGGCTGGCGGCTGGGCAGGTGGCGGCTGAACACGAGAGGCCGACGCCTGTTCCGCAGGCTGGGCCTGGGCGACGGTGCTCGGTGTCGTGCTCAGCCGCGCTTCGAGCTCGGCGGCTTTCTTTTCGGCGGCGTCGGCGCGGGCCTTCTCGGTGTCGCGGTCATGCGTGAGCGCGGAATACCGCGCCCGTCCCTTTGCGAGCTGCGGCGGCTCCGGGGGGGAGGACGCCGCGGCTGACGCCCCAGCGACGGGCGCGGTCTGGTCGGCCGGCGGCGCCGGCTCATGGGCATCAACGGTGGCTTGGAGGTCGTCGGCGGTGACCCCGACGCCGGACAGGGTGCGGCCGGTGTCGTCGCTGACGGTGGTCAGGGTGAGGTCATCGGCCATGGTTCTTCACGGGTTTGGTGCGTCTGAATACCATTCGCCTTCAATCGATGCAGCTGTCGGATCACAGAAACAACAGGGCCACGGCTCACCCTTCGGCGGTGCATAACCTTTCGGTCGAATGTGACGATGCCCGCAATCGAGCACAATCACCTCAGCATTTCGCCACCATGCAGAAGGAAGCACGTCAGTAACGGTAGCAAGCGGAGCACGGCTAGTTGTGGTCACCGTGCCCCTTTCGCGTGTGCGCTCATGAGCGGACTCGCCCCGTGTGTTCAACGACAGTCACCACAACGTGATACATCGTCAAGAGGTCACCGTTTTCAGTCCGCACTGACGGTAACTGGGATGGCTTTCAAGTCCGGTCGCCCGGCCTGCGCTTGGTGCATCTTGTCGCCCCTATCCTACACCCTACCCGATGCGCTTAAGGATGCGCGGGTCCGTCTCGGCCTGGTGGGTATCGATCTCGGCCAAGACCTCCAGCTTCGCGTCAATCTCGCGCACATCGACCGCGGCGTCCTGCACGGCGTGCATGTCGCCCGCTTTCAGCTTCGACGCGAGATACGCCAGCAGCGACGTTTTCTGCTCGATGAGGTCCGACTTCTGCGGCGTCATGGCAGGTCCGTCGTCACGACATCGCGCTTCGGCACGACCATCTTGATCGGTTTCAGGATGTAGGCGTTCGCGCCCTGTTTGTGTGCGAGTTCTTCGGCCCGCTTCTGCGCCTTGTCAAGGTCGTCCGCGTTCTCCACCGTCGATCCGCACACCACAATCGGCTTGCTGCCGTCCATTTGTGCTCCCTGTGTCTGTTGCACGCTCAAAAGCTGTTGCAGTTGCGAAGATGGCAACGTGCCGTGTTGAAAATACTGTCCGTAGTCCATGACGTGCGTCGCCAATCCGCCTTGATAGTTCCAATCACCAATGGCCTGATTCACCGCCCGCCCTTTTTCGGTCGCAGATGATGGCCGAGATTCTTGCCGGGATGCGCCGTGTGCAGCGCAATCGCCACGGCCTGACGCTGCGGCCGGCCTGCGTTGATTTCGGTGCGGATGTTCTGGCTCACGGTTGCGCGACTGGCGCCTTTCTTCAACGGCATGTTACTGCCCTCCGCTCGGCGTTAGCCGTTCTTGAAGTGAATACCGCCGCTCCTCGTCGTCCTGCTCGATGAGTGCTAATACATCATCGAGTTTGACGTATGAGAATTGCTGGCCGCCGAGATACTCGATGCGTCTGGGCAATTGTTCGATTTGGTCTTTCAGGTCGCTCATTCCTGCCCCTGTGTCTGTTGCGCATCCTGCGCCTGCTGCGCCATTGCGGCCTGATGCTGCTGGTCCGCCTGCTGCGACTGCTGGCCGACAGCAGCCGACTGCGCGCCCTGTTCCAACGCCTGCGCGTGGCCCATCTGCGCCATCTGCGCCTCATGCGCCCTATCGAGCTGCCCCTGCACATGCTCGTGCGTCAACTGCAGTCCCGTCGCGAGCCGCTCCTCGGCGTCCTCGGCCTGCTCGTTCATGGCCTCTTTCGCGGCGCCAATCCGAGCGATTTCAATCCGTGCCGCGTTGTTCAGGTGCGCAATCTGAATATCCGCGTCAGCCTTCACCTTCGCCGATTGAATCGTCGCCTGCTGCTTGACCTGATCCGTCTGGATGATCTGATGCGCCTGCTGCAACTGCTGCTGCATGGCCTGCATCTGCGCCTGCACCTGTGGCGGCACCTGCGCCTGCTGGTCCTGGTCCTGCAACTGCGGCGGCAGCGTCTTGCGCAACTTCTCCGCAATCTTGTGCGAGCCCGGAAACGACAACTGCTCCACGTAATCCGGTGTGGCGACGGCAGCCATCTCGGGCGGTAGGTGCGGAATCAACGCCCCGAGCGCCATCGCGCCCTCTTCGCGCTTCGTGCTGCTCGCTTTCCCGACCGTCACCGTCACCGCATACCGCCCGTGGTTCAGGTCGTAGAACTTGTGCAAGCTCTTCGGGTCTTTCGCAATCTCCGGCGTGATGTCCGGCGGACTCGCCTGCGGCACACCGTTCGGACCCTGCTGAAAGGGCTTCCCGACCATCACCTGTTTCGGTTCGTCATCCTGCCCGAGAATCTGGATGATTTGCCCCGGCCGCGTAATCTTCGGGATGACAATCGCCATCTCCTCCGCCGCGGCAATCAGCGCGCGGCGCACGTTGTCCGGATAGTTGCTGTTGCTCAGTTCTGATTGCGCCTGGAGCGCCTGGAGCGCCTTGCCGCTGCGCTCGTTCGGATTGCTGTTGCCCAGCGAGGCATCGCCCGTGCTAGTCGTCGCCTTGATGGCCTCTTCGCTCGTCCGCATCAGCTCCACGGCGGCCTGAATCGGCGCCTCGTAGGTCTGACGCTGCGGTGGAGGCACGAGGTCGCCCGCAATCGACTGCGGTGTGTAGTAGAGCGCGCTGTAGTTGTAGATGTTCGCCGTCTGCCACATCGCCTTGTAGGCGTCGATTTGCCCTTCGGCCACGATGTAGGGCGACTTCGGCGACAGCGCAAAAATCTCCATCGCGCCGCTATAGGTGTAGTTCACCATCCGCTGCGCGTCCATGCCCTCGTCAATGATGCCGCGCAGCACCGGCTTGCCGTCCACGTTCAGTTCTTCGCCGAGAATCGGGAAGATGGGAATGCGCGAGCCCACCCACTTGTAGGACTTCAGCGATTCGCAGGCGTTGATTTTGTCGCACTTGACCTGCGGCACTTGCATCACGCGCTCGCGCTTCACCTGGTCCTTCGGCACCTTCACGCCGTCGCTCTTCTCGATGATGCGGCCGTCTACCAATTCGCAGAACGTGCGTTCCTGATATTCGATGCGCCAGTATTCGGCGATGCGAATGATGTCATTCGTCACCCAGCCATCCATGTCGCCGGTCGCCATGAACTCTTCGAGCCCGCGCACATCCGCATCGGGAAACTGCCGCGTGAATTCGTCTTTGTCGAGGTCTTCCGTGATGAACATGAATTGCGCGGTGCGGCGCGTCGGATGGCTCGAGCTCGGGTCGCAGTAGACCGTCAGACTGTTCGTGATGCGCTCTTCGCGGATTTCCTGGTCGAAGACTTCCGGGTCGTTCGGGTCGCCGTCCCACGTTTCATGGACGTATTCGGTGCGCAGCCGGAACCAGCCGAGGCCAGCCTCGATGGCGCCGTCGGCCGCCCACTCGACGGGCGATTCGCCGCGCGCATTGTTGTGCACGCGTCGCATGTATCCCTTGAAGATTTCCGCCGTATCGTCATCCGCGCCGCCGCCGTTCGGCATCACGTCAAAACTGAACTGGGCGTTCTTGATGATGTTGGAGGTCTGCCGGACTGGCTGCGAGAGGCGATCGACGACGAGGCAGGGGCGCGGCGGCACGGCGGGCATCCCCGCAATGGCGTGGCCGCCTTCGCGTTGCACTTTGAGCGCGGGCGTCCACTGTTCGCCAGCGCGGAACAGCTTCGCGGCTAAGATCCTTTTGCGTTGTCCGTTCTCCGCTTCGGCGCACTTCTGCCAGCGTTTGCGCGCCCCGCGGATCAGGTCATCCGGTTCAGTGGGCATGGACGGCCATCGGTCTGGTCATGGTGTCAATGCGCAGCACAAACTTCCCCGCGTCCTCGCTCATCGCCCAATCAGGCACCCACAGATACAGCACCCGGAACGGCTGTTTGATGTAACCCTGCAATCCGTCTTTCAACGGCGGCATCTCTGGCGCGAACTGCGGCGCAAGATTCTTCTCGCGTAAAAGAGTCTGCGCCTCGGTGATGAGCGATGGCACTGTGGCGCGCCAGCGATAGTCATGCTCGAAGGCACGCGTGAAGGTCCATTGCGAAAGCGTCGAGGGCTCAGTGGGCATGAACGATCGTTTCCGGATGAGCGTAATCGTCATGTGCGTCCGCACTGTCAATCACGGACTGATTCGAGATAGCCGAGAGGGGATGGCCGCACCGTGCACATCGCGCCGCCACGATCGTGCGGATCAGTTCACTCATCACTGTAGCAGCCTGCTATTTGGGCATTCCCAATCGCATCCTTCAGATCCGGCCTTGCCACACGAGCCGTTGTGCATGTGGCAATCGTCGTCATGCTGCATGATGTCGTCCTCGTCGTCGTCGAAGCAATCACACGCGCCGTCCGTGCCACCGCAACCGGGACATACGCCGTCGTCAATGTCAGTGGGCATGAACCCCCGGATGCGCCGCGGCTTCATGGTCCGCAATCGCCTGCTCTAGCGCGACGGGCGTAATCGCCGACACACAGACGCCGCACCACGGACACTGCGCTCTGAGCAGCGTGAAGTTCACGGCCAGCGTCACAGTCTGCGGTGGCCGCTGAGGGCTCGCCTTCATGCCCATGCGTTTTCTTCCACGACCTGACCCTTGCTCACAAAACACGCGTCAGTGCCGTGCCGACAGTTGTCGAGTTTCACCTTCGCCATCGGCGTGCCTAAGAGCGAAATGATTTCACCCGTGAATTCTCCGTGCTCCGGGTAGTGCGGATGCTGCGGGTCCACGATGCGAACACGGCAACGGCGTTGCTCGTGGCGGCGCCCGTCCTGGTCATCACGGCCTCGCGCAACTTCATCACGTCGCCCGCCTGCTTTCCGCCGATGCGCTGTCCTCATGCGAGCCAGCCGTTCTCGATGCGCCGCACCGCTTCGCGTTGCTCCTCGAGATCCGGCATCGCCTCTCTCATAATCGCCCGCCATTGCAGCGGATTGTTTTTCGCGTCGAGCAGACGCCGCTGGAAGGCGGGACGGCACGCGAGCAGTTCCAGGTAGTGAAACACCGAGTCTAAGATTTCATGGTGTTCTCCGATTCTCCGGCCGAGCACTTTCGGCGCGTGCAGGCGCCATGTCTCTTTCCCGCTGATGACGATTGTGAGCAGCGTGAACCGGTTGCGCTCAAGGCCGCGAATCAACTGCTGCACGACGTCGTGCGTTTCGCGCTCGCGGCGCGTGGCGGGCTGTTCGCTCTGCGGGATGTCGGGCAGGCGGAACTCAGACACCGCGCACCAGCCATCGCAGACGCTGCCAGAACGTGCTGCAGGTCTTGAAGTATTCCAGCGCCATCACGCGGTCTTCGCCGTTAAAGACTCGGCGCTGCGTCTGAAGTTGATGGATGTCCAACGCGTGCGCTGCGAGCCGCCCCTCCAGCGTCGTGATGCGGGCGGCGTTCGCTTCGTGGCCCTGATACAGCGCATCGCCGTTGTGCATCATCCGGTCAACCAGCGGCTCGATGGCCGCCAGTCGGGCGTCTAAGCGCTCCGTCACCGACCGATGCCGCACTTGCTCAGCGCCGTTCATTGGCGCATCCTAGACTGCGGGCGGGGTGTCCGGGGTCTCGGCCGCAATCGCCTCCAGCGCCGTCGCTGTCGCGTCGAGCCGGGCCTGCACCGCATCGACGTCCGCCTGGCTCATGCCCGTGCCAATCTGGCCCTGCAGCGTTCGGATGTCCGCCGCGATGTTGCTCGTCGCGGTGTCGATTTCGTCCAGTTTCGCGGTCAGCGTCTTCACATCGGCCATGAGTTGCACTCCTTGCGCCTCAATGGCGCGTAAACGACGCTCGATTGCCTTAAGTTGGTGCTCGAGCCGCTCGTGATGGTCCTGGTCGCGGTCCTTCGCCCGTGGCACGCCCGGCAGTGTAGCACCGATTAGAACGGCGGGAGTCCTTTCGCCAGCAGCCAGACATCATCCTTGGCGACGGTGGACACGACCGCCGCGTGCAGCAGCGCCTCCGCCTCTTCATCGGTGAGCGGCGGCAGCGTGGGGTTGATCTGCGCGTGTCGGGCCTTAATCGCCTCGATGACGTTCGGCACGATATCGGTGATGATCAGCGCGAGTAAGGGGTTCATGCCTGCACCGCCTGGTAAATCCGCCGCGCCGCCACGAGGTAGGGGTCCAGTAGCCGCTGGGCGCGGGCACTGAGGAGCGTGCCCAGTTGGTCGAGGCCGGTCAGGGCGACGGCGCGCCAGTCCGGAGCGCGGTCGAGGGTGAGCGCGAGCGCCCGGTGCCAGCGAACCACCACCTCGGCGTCGGCGAGCGGCATCAGGTGCGCGGCTTCGGCATCTTGCGCCGCGTCGCGGATGATGTCGAGGTAGCGCAGGGCTTCCTTAGCTTGAAGGGCGGCGATGCCAGGCGCGGTCAGTGTGGCGGTGGAGCGGCCGGCGACCGCTGCCGGCGGCGCGCAACCCGTTGCGGTGCAGACCACGACGAGAAAGACCGCGAGGCGCCGCGGGCCGTCACAAATGCTCATACCTGCTCCTTACGACATCCAACCTGTCGGGCCAGTCGGCGCGTGCGATGGCCCGGTCTTCGAGTCTGCCGGCCTCGGGCGCACCTTCTGCGCGAACGTCAAACACAGCGCATCCCCGTCATCCGGAGACGGCACGCCCCGGTCCCGCATCGCCTCTTTCGCTTCGATCACCAGCTGATTCTTCCGGTTGATATGGTAGCCAGGCCCTTCGAGGTCATCCTGCAGCCGCTGGTCGCGCTCGGGAATGCAGCCCGAGGGCAGCCATTGCTTACACTGGCGATACATGAACGCACGCCAGTTCAGGTCGTGCGCGTCGGGCGCTTCGCCGCCGAAGTTCACCTCGTGCACTTGCTTATACCCCATGTCGCGCAGCTTCGACACGATGACCGCGCCGAACGCAGAGTCGATGAACATCGCATCGACCTGATGCTCGGTCAGCGCGTTCGCGAGCTTCGAGACGAGCAACTGCCGGTCATTGGCTACGGTTTGCTGCCCGGTGAGACGAATCGGCGGAATGCTTCTGGCGTCATTGCCGCGGCGGAAGCGAGCGACACTCCACGCCGAGCCGCCTCCGCTAACATCCACGCCAACGATAAGCGGATCGCCCTGCACCGGCTGCAACGCGTTCTTCGCCGCCTGCTGCACCCGCGCATGGTCGATGTATTGGAGCTCGTCCGCATTCGGCGGCAGGCCTTTGATATGGACCCGGCAGTAGTCGCAGTCCTCGCCGCCATAGGTCTCTTCCCACTCGTGATACTTCGCCAGCACGACTGGGCTGGTGACAACGTCGTAGCCGTTGATGATGCGATGGTCCCAGACGTCGCGCTCCGCCCCGAACACGGCGCGATGTAGTTGCCCCGAGCGCCGCGAGCACTGCCCAAACACGAACTGAAAGCTCTCGCCGTCCACCTCGATGCCGCGGCCCTTCTCGAATATCTCCTCCGGAATGGTGCCGCCTTCATCGTAGAAGTTCGCCGTCGTGCTGGTGCGATTGTGCCAGCCGGCGAAGGCTTGCGCATTCTCCGGCGCGCACGTTGTGCGCACGGCGAACCAGTTCACGCGGTCGCCGGTCGCATACATCTGCTCGGAGGTCATGGTCCAGCGGTTCGCGGTGAGCTTCGACGCGCCCCACTTGCGCACTTCGGCCCAGGTCACGGTCTCGAGCTGCGTCACGGTGTTCGCGGTGACGCGGCACTTGCAATCAGGCCGCGTGTCCATCAACCAGTGGAGAATCCACGACAGCAGCGCCGTCTTGCCGGGGCCGACACCGCTGCTGATGGCCATCTTGATGGTCGGCACGGGGTCGATGCCGTTGAAGCGATGCGCGGCGACGTGGGCGCCGAGGTCGCGCAGGAAGCGCGCTTGCCAAGGGAGCGGGCCTTTGGAGCCGGCGAGCTCGCCCTCGTCCCAGGACCACGAGCCAAGGACATAGCGCAGCGGGTCGGCGTAGGTTGAGACGAGCCAGGCATCGACGTCGGCTTCGAAGGCGAGGGACTCGTCGAGGCTGCTCACGGTTGCTGTGGCTCAGCGACCGGAGCCGGGGAGGGCGAGGCGAGCGCCGCTTCTGCTTTTTCTGCACGTTCGCGCCAATGCTTCGCGTTGGTGTTCTCGCCAGCCGCATAGCCTTTCGCGGTGTAGTGCAGAATCGCGCGGGTGTGCTCGACGCGCAGCCGCCGGATTTCGTCGGCAAGGTCCATCAAGAGTTGCTTAACCTTCTGCGGGTCCATTAATTCAGGATTGAAGAATCCGCCGTGCTCGAAGTAGTTCGCAACGCGGGCTAGGATGTCATCCGGTGCTTCCGTCGATGCCGACGAGCGGGAGGCCTGCGGTCCATCTGAGCGGGGAAGGGCGGCACGGGCGGCGTCGAAATAGCCGTCGTATTTCGGGTTGCTCATGTCGCGTTTGCCGATTTCGAGAATGGCGCGTAACGCCTGCTCGCACGTCAGTCCCGCCTGTGGGGGGGGTGCGGAGGAGGCGGCAGTCGCCCAGGTCGTGATGCGGTCCTGCTGTTCACGAGTCGTGATGTCGAAGCCAAGATATTCGTTCACAGCCTCGACGATGACGCTGTAATCATCAGCGCGCAGTTCGAGCGTCATCGGCTCACGGGAGAGGGCGAGCGCGGCTTCGAGGTCGTTCGCACACCGATTCAATCCTGCTGCCCACGAACGGGTCGCGGTCGAGTCAGCCCACGTGCCGTCCTTAGCTAACTCGCGCCATGCTTCCACGAGGGCGTCGGGCGTCTGGTCACTCATGGCCGCTCCTTGTCGTCCCCGACCGGCCCCAACCCCCGCGAATGAGCGAGCCTCGCGACGATGATGCGCGCTGTGTCTTCCGGAGCCTCACCGAGACGATGCCCGCGCAGAATGGTCGTCACGGTCTCCACGATGCTGTGAAAGAGCGGCGAGTTGTTCGTGCGTCCTTCAGCGTCCACCGTCCAGCGCAGGGCGTCGGGCGTGTCCGATGCGGTTACGATAGGGTCAACCATGCAAGCCGCCTCCTTGGTGCGGTGACCGTGGCGAGGAGTCGAGCGGCGCACCCACGCTGTTCGACTCCGCTTAGTCTACACCGTCGCGCTTCGTCAGCGCGGCCCGTAATCGCGCTTTCCGATCATCGAGTCCCTCGACCACGACGTGATCTTTTAACATGCCGAGTGACCGCGCGCAGAGCTCGAGCGCCTTGTCCTTCGCATACCACCGCGGTTTGATGACCGTCTCGAGCGCATCGTCGGTTTTATCGACGTTGCCCTTCACGACGTCGTAGCTCTCAAGGCACATGCGCTCTTGTGGACTGAGCTTCGCGAGGTCGCGCATCGTCCACACCGCGTCTTTGCCCTTGCCGTGCCGTTCGATGAGCGCGGCCACGGGGTCGAAATCGACGCGCCAGCGGAGATGGTGCTCGACCCAATCGCGCGTGAGTTTATTCTTCGAGCCTTTCGGACGGCCAGGGCCGCCGCGGCGCAATTTGTCCTGATTCTGCGGATTCCGATTTGCCATCCGATTACAAGGCCATTATGCGCCTACTCAGCATCTCCGCTGGCGCGGCGCTTCCAGTCGGCGGTCATCTGTTGGAGCGCGACCATCGGCGACGGGCGCGGCCGCTCGATGCCATCTTCGTCGATGAAGGTCAACGTCAGCCGCGACGGGGCAGTGGGGACCGTGAGCGGTGCGGGCGTGTCGGCACACGCCGGGCAGCGCCATTTCGGACGTGACAGGCCGGGAAGGGTCCAGGCGCAGACGAGGCTGTTGACGGGAATCTCCTGCCGGCATGATCCACAGGTGAGCGAGCGCACGGCCATTTGCCAAGTCTTCATGGTTCGTCCTCGGGCAGGTAGTGACCGGAGCCGTTGGGGTCGAGTCGATGGAAGCGTCGCCATTTGGCGAGGGTGGCGGCGTAGCCGGTCAGAGCTTCGCGCCTCGGCGTAGGGTTGTGGTCGGTTGATCCAGCCAGCGCGCTTGGTTCAGCCACGTCGCCGGGTGCGGGATGAACTGGCCATTGTCCTTCGTCCACTGGTCTTGTTGGGTCTGCCATGCGAGAGCCTCCTGCATCAGGATGATGGTGGCTTGTGAGACGGGATGAAGCTTGTTCCAGGCACGGAGCGCGGCGGCGCGGCCGACTTTGCGGGGATAGGCGGCCCAGAAGCCGAGAAAGGCGGGCGGTGCCTCAGCGGAGCTGAGGTGAGGAGCGCGCACGCGCTCCGATATCTTCTTCTTTGGAGATGGAGATGGAGATGGAGATGGGGTGTCTACCGGGTCTACTGTCAACTTGTCTGATACATTGTTGACAGATGTCAACTGACCGCGCTTCGTCGCCCGATAACCCCGCTGTTTCAGCTTCTGATATTCGCGCCGCTCATCGGTGGAGAGATGTTGGCGGAACTTCGCATGATTCACGACCAGCCAGCCGCCGTCGATCGGCACAATCCGCCGGCCCTCCTGCTCGAGGGACCGTGAATCCGGGTCAGGCGCACAGAGCCGGGCAATCGCCTGACGCGCTTCATCCACCGTCACGCGAGCGAGCACCGCCAGCCCTGGCACGCTGCCCTCCACGCGCCCGTCGCGGTCTGTCATGGCGAGGAGGGTGATCCAGACGATGCGCGTTTCGTGCGCTTCGTTCCAGACCGTTGAGGCGAGGATGGAGTTGAATAGCTTGGTGTAGCCGGGCATGACGGCTCAGTATACAAATCAGTCAACAAATGTCAACCGCGAAATGTAGCGACAGGCTGTGGCCCGCGGCCCAAGGGCTAGGGATGCGCGGCGAACCACTGCTCGAGCATGCGCAGCGCGAAGCCGCTCTTCACCTGGCTGCCGACGAAGCGGAAGCCGACCCATCCGGCCAGCGTCAGGAGCGCGGCCTTTTCGCAATCGGACGCCATGCCCGCGGCGCGATTGTGGCGGCCTTGCATGAGCTCGCCGCCGTCCACCTCGACGTAGAGCTTCCGGTCAGGCCAGGCGAGGTCGCAGCGGAACTTGCGCGGGGCCAGCGCAGCGTATTCGCGCACCGGCAGCGGCAGCCGCATCGCGCGCAGATGCTGCGCGAGCGTGTCGGCGAGGTCCGTCTTATTGCGCAGGCTGGTCATGGGTGCCAGGCCCGCGCAATCCACTGCGCCAACGGCAGCGGAATCTTCGCGATGTGCGCGGAAGCGGCTTTGCGGGCTGATGATTTGGAGTTGCCGCGGCGCATCGGTGAATCATCCCAGCCGAATCCGCCGCCGTAGCCGCCGAGATCATCCTTCGCGACTTTCCGCCCCTCCAATGTCAGTGCATGGACAGGGTTCTTGTTCGTGACTTTTTGCCCAGGTGAACCAATGTTGAACCATGAGCCGCCGTTGTTCTTGATCAGCCGATCGCGTCCGTGGTTGTTCTCGACGCTCGCACCGTTACCTTGTGGGAACCATGAGCCGCCGGTCTGGTTCTTGATGTTCTTCCGCACAATCGGCATCAGCGCCGGCACATCGCCCCAGAGATAAAAGCTCCCGTATCTCCAATC